AACTCCTCCTTGTGGTGTTGTTGGTAACATTGAAGCAACACCTGTTGGTCCTGTTGGTTGTGTGAATCCTCCAGCCATAATTAACTTCTCCCCCATTGAGCATTGAACATATTTATTAACGATGAATCTCCACTAGACAATATAGTATTTCCTTTAGCTGAAGCATCTCTGGTTACACTTTTACCTTCAGCAGTTTTTGCTGGTGCTTTTGAAGCTGCTCTTGCAAGAGCGTCTTGTTTCAATTGTGCTTCTGTTTTTGCTTTTGTATGAATATCAGATTGAGCTTTAACAACTTCTAATTGTTTCTCTGCTAATTTTGCTGGTGTAACTGGTACAGGATTAGTAGCAATCGGTGAAACTGTTTGTATATTACCCATTACTTTATCAACATATGCAGGAGTATTATACGGAACTCCTTTTTTATTTACACCTATATTTGTTCTCCAATTTTTATTCTCTCCAGCATTCCATTTAGCGGCAATATCTTCATTCGATAGTCCTTGTTCTTGCCATTTTTTAATTTTATATTGAGTAACAGCATCTTGATTAGCAGGAGTCATTTCTATTTTTCCTTTTGCTCCTGTTCCTTTTGCATAATCAGAAGAATATTGGTTCCATGTTCCAGGCATATATTGATATGCTCCATGTTCTCCACTTGCTCCTACTGCACCATAATTACCACCAGATTCAGTTTTTTTGATAGCATTTGCTAATTGTTCAGGTGATGCCCCTGCCCCACTTTTTTGAGATGAAGGTAACATTGATTCTGGTGCTACGCCAGCATTATGCCCTGTTGCCATTTTATATGCACCAAATCCAAGTAATGATAGAGCAGCAACAATTGCTGCCCCTGTTGCTAATTCGGGTGCTGCTGCTGCTGCTAATGCTCCTCCTGCTGCTTCTGCTAATCCTCCTCCTGCTGCTGCTGCACCTCCAGCAACTTCTGCTCCTGCTGCTGCACCTCCTAATGCTTCTGCTGCTGTTGCTCCTGTTCTTGCTGCACTTGCTGCTTCTGCTAATCCTCCTCCAGCTTCTTCTGCTCCTGCTTTTAATCCTTTACCAAGCAATTTATCTTTTATATAAGATTTAGCTTTTTCTTTTAAAACATTTTGGATATATCCTTTTTTATCAGGCGAATCTATAAACCCACCAATATGTTCTCCTATAGACATATCTTCTGAAGATGTTCTAGTTGCAAGATTTTGGATATATCCTTTTTTATCAGGTGAATCTATAAACCCACCGACATGTTGACCTAATGTTTTACGTCTAGTTAGTTTTCTATCTTCTTTAAATTTATCATGTTGTTCTTTGTATATTAATTCTAAAATTTCTGTATTTTTATCTAGAGCATCAGTAATTCTATCAGTATTATCCGTAGCAGTTATAGGGTCTTCTGTTGTTCCTCCTCCTAAAGCATCAAAATCTCCAGTATCGATTTTTGTCTTTCCCATTCCTGATAATGGATTAGCATGAATAGATTGTCCTGTGTTGATTCTTAATAACGTTGGACCGTTTGTTTTGAAAGCTTGATTTCCTATACTTACAGATTCTCTTCCGCCAGGATTATCTCCAACCATAACTATAGATGATCGTAAAGCTTTATACGATCCACCACCACCAAATTTATTAAATTTACTTTTGATATCCTGAGTGAGTTTAGCTTTTTCTACTTCACTGTTTAGTTTATCAAAAGTTGCTTTTATCTCATGATGTTTTCTTCGTTCGCTATATATTTTAGTTGCGGCAGCACCAACTAAAGCACTACCTGCTCTTTCTACTACATTACCTATTGATGTAGATTTGAAAAAATGTCCTACAAAACTTCCTACCTTTTCAGCAACAAAACCAGCAGTAACTAAACCAACATCTTTTAAATGTTCTTTTTCAACAAAACTTTTTGCTTTTCCTTTTAAGCTCACATCTTCTTTGTTTTTTTCTTTACACTCTATAAAATCTTTTACTAATTTTTCGCAATCTTTAAAAACCATTGTAGTTTTGTCTGACATTTTTTTTCTTGCAATGACAGGCATTTTTTGAATAAGTCTCCATATCATAGTATGGGGATCGGTTCTTTTACGTTTAGTATTGTCTAACAAAATTTTATTTGATTTGATAGTATCAGTGTTGATATCTGTTGTTATATGTTTGTATGTTTCAAAAAATATTTTTATATATTTTACTATGAACAATAAAGCTTCGTTAGTCTGATTTTCTTGTTCCTGAAGAATTTTCAATTTCCATTGTTGAGGAACAGGAGTAAATTTACTTACAAATTCTATCAAGAATTTTTCATGAACGTCTAATTGATATATAGTTCGTTCAGAACATTTTTTTATGTTATTTTCTTTTTCATTGAAAGCAGAAACTTTTGTAATTGGTCCGGCTTTTCTTGTCGGTGTTTTGTGTTCTTTTAAAAGTTTTTTAAGTTCATCTAATTCTTTTGACATTGTGTATCCTATATGTGTTTTCTATTATTTATATAACTATTTTTATCTTGACTTTATAAGCTAATTGTGTTATAGTATACTTACTATTGGAACCAAATATTATAAGGAGCTACCCATGACTGATACTTCATATGAAAAGAAAAGAATCAAAGAACTGAAAGCATTAGGATTCACTTCAGAAGAAACAAAAGAATATATGGAAACATATAAAAAGAAACTGTCAAAACAAAAATCCATAGATACTACCAAATCTTCTAATTTATCTGGTGGAGAAATGACATTATTGTTCATAGTTATTGTATTGATAACAATTCCTATTGTTGTATATTCAAAATGGGGTGGTGATGGTATATGGTTTTTAGGTATGATATTTCTTGTTTTGATTCCTACTCAAAAGAATGTTAAAGATATGGCTATTGGTGCTATTGGATATACTTTGTGGAAAAATAGAGACAGAATAATAGACAAAGCCGATAGATGGTTAGATGATTAAAAAGAAAGGAGGATCAGAAATGATCCTCCTTTTCTTTATGTTTTAGTTCTATCTTTCAATTTTTTTACAGTTAGTCCATAATAGATATCAAATTCGTATGGATACATATTATCTATTTCTGTTAACAACCAACCCATTTCTTCTTTCATAAAGAAAGACATTTTAAAGTAATCGATCAGGGTTAAATCGAATACTAAAAAGCCAAAAAATGATATAGATCACCAAATCTTACTGGATTTTCGGTTCCACATTTTCCACAAATAAGAGTTTTTTCAAGATAAATTTCTGCTTGTGCTTTATCAATTCCATCAGTCAAAATATCTAAAAAGCTTTTACTATCATCGTTTTGTAATGCAGGTAAATCATCTATGAAGTCTATCAATTCTTCTTCTGTAAACTTATCGTATACCTCTCCTTTATGAGCAATAGAATCGATAGAGTTTATCATATAGTAAAAATTGAATTCGGAAGTTTTTTCATACTTTTTCAGAAGAGCATCATAAACTATATACGGAACTTCTTTAATACTAAATGATAAATCCTGGCTTACTTGAATAGGACTACTATCAAATTTTTTGCTTTTCACATCTGTTGTTAAATTTATAGAATCAAATAGTTCAAACTTATCTTTTGAACAATGTAATTTGTATTCTATAAGTGCTCCTTTAGATATCTTACGAAGTTCTATCAGACAATTGATGTAATCGGTATTAGACAGAGAATCAAATTTGTTTGGGTCATCTACACACTTCTTGATAAACTTTATGATTTCTCGCTTTCCATCTTCAGTATCTTGTATTCCTTCTGTTGCAAATAACAATTCTCGTTCTTCTTTAGTTCTCCATTGCTTCAATCCAATTTTCTTTCCTGATAGAAGTTCTTTTTGCACAAAGCTAGTTGTTTCATTAATTATTGGTAATGACATGTTTGTTTCTCCTCTTAGTTTTTTATTATTTATATAAATAAGTAGGAGTAAGTTTGAATGCTAGTAACATTTAAACAACAGTAGGAGCAAATTACTGCTGTCCTCCCATATCTATTTATAAGGAGCAAAATCTATGTATCATTTAGTTTATCTTACTCGAAACTTAATCAACAACAAAATTTATGTAGGTGCTCATTCGACAAATAATTTAGATGATGGATATTTAGGATCAGGACAAAATCTTAAAAGAGCTATCAAAAAATATGGTAAAGAAAATTTTGAACGAATAATATTACATTATTGTTATAATAAAGAACAAACATATGAAGTTGAAGCACAAATAATAGATATTTCTTTTGTTATACGAAAAGATACTTATAATCTTTGTGTTGGTGGTTGTGGAGGAGATGTTCATACAAATGAAACTAAATTAAAAATGTCCAATATTAAAAAAGGAAAATCTTTACCTCTAACTACCAGAATAAAGATGTCAAAAAGCGGAAAAGGTAGAATTTTTTCAAAAGAACATAAAATAAAAATCTCAATTGGACAAAAAGGACATGCTAATTTTGAAGGAAAATTTCATACTGAAGATACTAAAAGAAAAATGTCAGAAAGTGCAAAAGGAAAATTCAAATCTGAAGATACTAAAAAGAAAATGTCAGAAAGTCATAAAGGAAGAACAGCATGGAATAAAGGAATTCCTTGTTCAGAAGAAACAAAAAATAAAATTTCAAAAAGTAAAATTAAGATGCATTAGCTTCAATAGAGTGAGAAATATACTTAAATTTTATAGTTGTCAGTGCTGCTCCTCCATCATCACCCTCTACATCAAACTCAATAGAATCTACACTTACCGGGATCAAGTCTCTAAAAATATCATATCGAGTAATGTTTCCGTCTTTATTTAGCGGATATAATTTGAATGATGCGGAAGAAATATCATTGTAATATTGTCTTACATATGATTGAGCATTCAAAATACTGTTCATCCATTGGAAAAAGAAGTTCTTAATAGTCAAATTGCTGGATTCAAGATACGAAACAGAAAGATCATCGTATCGATAGTTCTTAACATAATATCTAGGAATCATATCTACTTCTCTATGTTCAACATCAAATGCCAATGCAGGACAAGTAGCTTTGAAAATTTGCCATGTAAGAAAATCCTGGTCGAATCCTGTCTTTGGAGCTTTTGTTATATCTAATATTCCTATGAATCTATTCAATCGTAGAAGACCATTTGGAAACTTATCTCCATTGATCAGACTGTTTGCATAAAATTCATCTATTTTCATATAGTTAGTAGGCATTATGTTATATCCATAACTTTATATGTGCTAAACTTAAACGTAACAGGAAATTCTGATATCTGTGCATCTGATTCTTGAGACAGTTGTAATTCGCCCAATGAGGTAGGCCAACAAAATCCAAACTCTATTCCAAAAATAATATTGAACTTGTTATCTAATTGTAATATTCTAGTAACAAATTTTCCAAAGTTACTGGATGTCGGAAAAGTATTTTCGTCTGTGTTATAAACTAACTGGAACAACCAATTATGAAGCATTTTTTTCTGTGTATAATTATCATCACAGACAAAAACCATTTGTATATCTCCATAA